TTTTTGTTCTCCTTCTTCTAACTTTTGTATCTCCGTATACTCTTTGCGGATGTAGTATAGATCCCCGTCTTCGACGTGCGGAAGATTCCATATATCCATAATCATATTTCGGTTGAATATACCTCTATCAAACATTTGTGCGCTGACAGAGAGCTTGTCTGCATTTGTCATATATTGCAGTCGGTTACTGCTCCATACAATGGCGTTTCCTCCGCTTATCATCTGCGGAGTGTAAAACATCGAAGTCATTACCTCTGACAGCTGTATTGCAAAAGGCTCGATTTTCCCTTCGTAGTATGCACTCCAAGCATCTCCGACCGCTTTATTTTCGAGAATGTCAAGATTGCAGCCGAAATATTTGAAAGCCCGCTCCTCGATCGTCTTGACCTGTTCGGGGTCAATAATCTGCGCTTGTGACTTAATCTGCTGAACATTGTTGTATGTGTTTGGGAAAAGCAGCATTCCGCCGTCTTCGGCGGAAAAATTTTCTTCTGTAAACCGCTTGCGCTCTTCTTTAACGTCCTTGCTTTTAGTGAGATTTGAGAGCGTCGCCATAAAGCGATACGCCGCCGAGGTCTTAATTCCTTCGGCGATACCTTGATTTTGAGTGTTGATGAGGTCCATCGTCGGTTGAAGCGCCCTGTTGTCTTCGCCTTGATAATCCGAAGTATATTGATAGTTTGTCAGGATTCCCACGCGTGACAATTCGATTGCAGCCTTTTGCCCTTTTGCGAAGGTGTATCGAAGATACTGCTGTCCTTGCTCATCCTCGACAATTTCCGTCATCTTTGGTTGTATCGGATAGCAGCCAACGGGATTGTCGTACTTGTCAAGCAGAGGAATGAGATAACATGTGTTTGTTGCGTCAAGAATTGTTGCTACTCTGTATATGAACTGCGATGTCGTCATCCACGGATTGACTTTCGGACTTATTATTTTTTCGATTCCGAGGCTGTCTGCACCCGAAAACGATGGAGTAAGTTTTGACGCGTGTCGGGCAAAAGCACCTATACACGCCCTTGTCAACTCCATTTCGTACACACCCCCGTCAAAGGTGGTAAAAACGGGGGTGTAGCCGTTAAGCAACTCAAAATACTTAAAGAGTTGCTTTTTTTGTTTTCGTTTTCCGAAAACCATATCAAAAACACTCATTCGTTGTTATCCTCATTTCTTAACCGGTCTCCGATCTGTTCGCTGTGCTTCTGTCTTACAGTCAGCGCGTCAAGCACGGCAGCGCAACCGTCAATATGTTTTCGCGACTGTATTTTTGAGATCCTACACTTACGCGTCATCATATTCGAGATTATTGCGGTATTCATAAAATGGGAGATAAGCAGGGGATTTTGTCCGAGTTGAAGAGTTCCGTCCCGAAGAAGCCCCTCGCACTCCCTAATAACAGGTGTTAAGTTGTCTCCCTGAAAAACATCATCCGTGTGAAAACCATACGTTTGCAGGTCCTTAATGAGATACTGTGCTGTGTATCTGTCGTAACCTATCATTTGCGGTAGAATTTCGAAGTCCTCCACAAGTCCGACGAACCATTTATAGCAATCCTCATAGTCTATGTAATTATCGCCTGACGGTGTCAAAATTCCTCGCTGAACAAACAATTCATAGGGCACGCCCTCTGCCTCTTGCAGTTCTTTGATTTTGTTTGCCGGCATAAAAAACTTTGAAAATGTGAACAGTTTTTTATTTTGCTCGATAATCACGCAGCAACTTGTCAGGTCCGTTGTTTGCGAAAGGTCGATTCCTCCGACACAGTAAGTCTCGCGAAAGTCTTCAATAGAAAATGTTAACTCACTTGCTTTTCGAACAACACTTGCGGGCAACCATGCAACACTGCTGTTGACTTTTATGTTCCCGTACTTACATAGAAATTCATTTTTCTTGCTTAATGATTTTTCCGCGACTATTATTTCATCGCGGTAGTAAGATTCGGGCAGAGAAACGCCCATGTTCGGATTGCTTTTTCTTAATTCCTCGATATCGTTCCATTTGTCTTCATCGTCAATTTTGTATATCAGCGGCAAAAAACGGTATTCCCGGTCTTCTTCGCCGTAAAGGAACGCAGTTGAACGCATCATCAGTTCATCGTAGATACCGTTGTCGATATACCCGGCTGTCGAAATTGACAGTATCAGGGGCTGACGCCTTGCGCCAAGAGCTGATTTTAGCACTTCATATTGTTTAAGTCCCGCCGCAGCGTTCCACGACGCGATCTCATCACAAATACAGCCGTGCGGATTGTATCCGTCCGATTTTTTTTCATTGAAAGCGATTTTTCGGATAATAGCCCCCGAGAAATCAATTTCGATGCCTTCTCTTGTTTTTTTGGCATGAGGGCGAAGTTCTTCCTCCGCCTTAATCATCGCATAACACCCGTCATAAACTATCGCCGCTTGATCAAGTTTAGGTGCGATACAATATATATCCGCGCCGATTTCACCGTCACAGTATGCCAAATAAAGCGCAATTCCCGAGGCAAGTAAACTCTTTCCGTTTTTTCTTGCAATAACAAGAAAAACCTCTCGAAATCTTCTGTTTCCGAAAGGATCAACAATACCGAATATCGCGGAAATACAAGCCTTTTGCCATAATTCAAGTTTGAAGAGGTCATTTCGCCCTTTACTGTGGTGACAAAAATTTTCGATAAAGGCGATTGCCTTTTGTGCTTTGTGAAAATTGTAAAAGCATCTGCGGTTGTCAAGATCATCAATTAAGATCTTATACACCGTTAATATGTCTTCTCCGACAGTTACCAAACCGGAAATTATCGCGTCGTAATACTCGCCGATCGCTCCGTACTTATTCACGGAACATCAATTCTTCAAGTTTGCTCTTTTTCTTCGCCGCAGGGCAGAGTTCGACAAGCTGCTTAACTATCGCGTTAAGGTTTTTAGCCATGGCGTTGTATATTTCCGTTTCCGGAGTTTTCTTAATGCCTTTTTGATTTTCTCCGTTTTGATATGCTTCGGTGTAGCCTTTTTCTGCTATGATTTTTTCAAGTTCTTCGCATGAAACCGTCATAAAAGCAGCTCTTTCAATAAGAGGCTTTATAATTTTTAATTTGTTCGGATCAATTTCCGAAAACACTTTCCGAAGTCTGCTTTTTTCTTTTTTTATCAGGCTTTCTTTGTCTTTTTCGCTCATTTTCAGACTACACCCCCTCTCGTCACACCTGCGGAAACTTTCGTACCTTCGCACTCGTTCATTCGGCTTTGATTATTTTTCGTCCGATGGGGGGAGTATTACATTCCCTTCGTCGTCAAAAAAAAATCTCGGCACGCTGTATTCATCGGCAGGATCTTTCTCACGGTTGTGGCACGTTTGACATTCGTACCGAAAGTTCTTTTCGTTAAGCGAGATATCTTCATCGTAAACATTCTTCGAAGTTAGCCACATGATGTGGTGAACTATGCGCCCTCGGTCACTGTGGCAAACTTCACACAACCCGCCGTCTATCGCTTCACGCTTTTTGATATAAGCGTCGCGGGCACGCCGCCATGCCGGCGTTTTATAGAACCATGCTGTTCCGCCGTCACGCACGCGAGCAGCCCTCCCCGTTTAATTCCGCGTGATTTCCCCAAGCCGAAAATATTTCAAACCTATCCTGCATATTCATCGTAGATGAAAAAGTGTGCTGTTTTTAACCAACCCCACTTTCTCCATAGTTTTTTTACAAAAATAAAAAGATATGGGCGGATGCTCCGCCCGTATCTTAAAGAACTATAACTTTCCCAAAATCAAGAAATCTGTTGTTGTGCTAAAAACTTGCGCCGTTCGCAAAACAAACTTGACAGATGGCGATTGCTTCATCAAGAGTATTCTCGTCACCGTCGCCCTCGGCATTCGCACCCGCCGCGCAAGTTCAGCCGTCGTCATTCTGTGCTCGCGCATAAGCAGGCGCACGCGGTCGGTAAGCCCGTATACAAGATACATCAGACCGTCTCCGACTTCTTCTGCTTGTCCGTGCGGTCTACGGTTATATAATTCGCGCAGCCTTTAACTGTCAGCACGGTTCCGTCCACCGTCAAAGATACTTTATCCGCGTACTCATAGCCTATAAGGCTGCACGCTTTCGCAAGCAGGTCAAAAACTTCGGACGGCAAGTCCCTGCACATTCCGTTCAGAGTTAATACCGCTCGCGCTATTTTGTCTTTTCGCAGATACTCTGCCACCGAGGGTTCACAGTCACAGCGTCCGCCCTTGATATGTAACTGTCCGCAATGCGGGCAAGTCTCCATTCCGTCCTCAACCTCGATATTCTCATTGTTCGTTGCTTCGCTCATTGCTTTATCTCCTTTCAGTCCCGGATTATGCCGAGATATTTTTCAATTTCGTATTTCGCCGTTTCAAAACCGTAACAGACCGCGCACTTATAGCCGGCAAGCATAAGACGCTCTATCCATTCATCTTGCGATGCAGACGTCTTATTCTTTCCGACCTTCATTTCGATAAACAGCCCGTGAAAGCCGCTTCGCGCCACGGCAAGCATTATATCCGGGACACCCGATTTCACTCCTGCCGCTTTCAGCCGCGCCGCTTCGGTTTTACTGCGTAACCCGCCGTTCGGCACGGCAAACAGATTTTTCAGTTCCGGATGCGCTGCCGCTTCATAAAACGCCCATGTAAACAAGTGCGTCTGCTCGATTTCCTCATTTCTTCTCACTTCATCACCTCATTTCTAACCCGCCCACACGTCGGCAGACCACTCGGGGATATGGCTTTCGTCGTCGGTCTTATACATAACGACCGAGAGATACCAATTCGCATTGTACTCATTCCACCTCGGGAACGCCCTCACAAACTTATATCCCTTGTATCGCTTCTCCCAAAACTCCGCATCGTCAACGCGAGAGACGCACCATTTTTCAATCTGTCGCTTCGTCACGCCGCCGTCTTTGATTTTCACTTTCGGTTCTTCGAGATTTCGCGAATAGATAATTCTCTTCTTGCCCGCGCATTGCTTCGAGATATATCGCGCCGCCGCTTCGGGACCGAACGTGTCCGGACGGAATCTGTCGCAGTTCACGCGTTCTCCCTTGTTCCACAGGTTCTCCATCGCCGAGCGAGAAAGCCCTCCCGTGATAAACAGGTGATAGTGATAGTTCGTCTGTCCTTTTTTCTCGCCCGTTTTGTATGTAACCTCTTCAATCGCTATCGCGTACTTCAAAGGCGCGGACAACTTTTCCGCCGTTCGTACAAGACGCGATAAAGTCTGCTCGATATACTTATTCGGCGCAACGCGGCAAAGCGCTTCCGTGTCTTCGATGCTCTGTTCCACCTCGCGCAGTTTTCTTTTCCGCGCGTCGCGCACGCGGCGAACATAGTTTCGAATATTCCGCTGTGCTTCGTCCCAATCTTTCGGCGCCTGCGCCTGCACATACGTCGGATGCATCAGGTAGTCCCCGTCGTCGAAGTTGGCATTGACAAGCCTTATAAGTTTTTTTATAGCCTGTTGTCGGTTATACTTTGCCTGTGCCGCCGAACTCTGCTTTTCTTTCGGCGCGCGCGTCGGCATCGCTCTGCCCGACCGAAAAACGGGAAAGAAATCCGCTTCGAGCAATCTGCCGCTTACGGTTCGTTTCTCTCTCTGCATTTTCTTTCCCGCCTTTCTTTTTGATTTTATTTCTACGCGCCGAACACGGCGAACTTGTTCACGGTGTCGCTCACCGTCTCCATCACGCTGTTGTACAGCGCGGTTTGCAGATACATTCTGCGATGTTTGATAAGCGTCTCCGTCTTTTCAAAAGTCCGTATAACCTGTAACACATTTTCATGCTCGATTTCGCCGTAAACTTCTTTCACGGTCTGCGTCGGCACATGCCGCCCCTCTATTTTAACAAAGCCCTCATCCGGGCGCACAAGCACGTCCGCGATTATTCGCGCAAGTTCTATCGCAAACGCTCTGTCTTCTTCATCGAAGCATTCAAGCTGTATATTTTCCGTCACCCTGTTCAGTATCGCCCGAAAGGACGGGACAGGATGGGACGGAGCAGCGCAGCGCGTTTTTTCATCTTCCGTTTTTTCAAAACTTTGCATTTCAGAAACCACCTCCGCATATCGTCCATTTAATACGATTGATTACAAGGTCGGAATAGAGCCGCCCCGCAGCTCCGTTTCCGCCCCGTATTCAACTGTCAAAGTGCATTATATATAATATGTAGACTTATCGTTCCACACAGAAGAGAATAGCGTTCGCCTTATCGCACTCATACGGCATTATCCCAACGGTGATATATCCTCCGTCGCCTGTCTCTTCGTTCGCAAGTTCCGCAAGCCTCGATGTCTTGACTTCGAAATTAAGTTTCGCTTCCTGACCTGCTTCCATACCCGACAGCATATTCATAAGTTCATATACTTTCATATTATATATCCCTCCTAAAACGGAAGATCGGAATCATCAGCCGCCGCAAGGTCGGCAAGATATTCGTCCCCGTCTTTCTTCTCCTCTGCCGCCGCTCCGCCCGTTTCCGCAGACGCCGCCGCTTCGGGCTTGTCCCTCTTTGATTCGCCGAACTGTATTTCCTCGATAAAGACATCTGTCGTTTTGACCTTTTTATCTCTTATCGTCCGCGTCGCTGTCCGCAACGTGCCGAATATGATTATTGCCGCGCCTTTCCGGAAATGCTTTCCGAGAAATTCCGCGCGCTCGCCGAACGCCACGCAG